GAGGGATCGCTGACAGGAATGACGTCCAAAGGCCCGTCAAAGTCAGACGGATCGATCTCCAAGCCCGAAGATTGCGCCTCGATGTCCTCGACAGTCAGATATGCCGAGTTGATCCGGTGCAAAATCTTGAAACACCGGGCCATCGAGCCATGCAAACGCGCGTGAATGGAGCTGAAAACCACCATTCCCTGTTCGATCAGCGCCATTGTGGTGCCAACCGGCTGATTTGGGTTCTGATCAGCCAACTTTTCAAAGGTTGTCTGAACAACGCCCTTACCAGCGTCAACCAAGAAGCCCAAAAGCTGGAAAAGCACCGGGCTCGGGCCGTTAAACGGCACCGGCATGGCGATTTTCCGCACATCGTCGATCATCCCGCTGCCCTCGATCTCGATGACCTCGGTTGGCTGGATGTTCAGGGACTGGCCACCGGGGCCTCCCTTGAGCTTCAGGAGCGTCGGGATGTTCTGGATGTGGGCAGAGTCAAGCAACGCGCGCAAAGCGCCTGTAGCGGCACCTGAGAGGCCACCAATCATGTGCGTCAGGCCGATTGGATACGCCCCGCGCCACGGAATGAAGGGGAACTCGACGATCCACTCCAGTTCCTTGCGCATTTCATCATCAGGTTCCCAGTTCCTGTAGAGGTTGAGGGCCTTCCGACTGCTTTTGTCGATGCTGATGATGTAGGGCTCGACGCCATCGCCGAAGTCGAGGTGCGTGTAGACCTCGAAAATCGTGCGCAAACCGTCTTCATTGTACGAAGTGTCGTTGCGGCCCTCGATCTTGTCGTTCGCCTTCGTGCTCTGGCTGAACTCTGGGTCATCTGGAGCGCCGACATCGACATCCCGATACATCCCAGTCTTCACACGGCGGTCGTATTCCATCTCCGTGATGTACTGGACATGCGTCTTGCGCTCAGCCGTGTAGAAATTTGTCGCGGCAAACGGCAGATAAATGTCGTCAATCGGAATGAACTCCGACATCGGGCGCTTGTACTGCGCGTTCCACATGAACTTCATGTACTGGCCGCCGCCAAGCGGAAGCTGGGTGCTGAGCTGCTCTAGTTCGCCACGGAACTCGGCCATCTGCTCAGTCGTCTGCCAGTTCATGAAGTCAGCCTTGCGGCGACCCTTGGCGATCTTCTCGTTATCCTGAACGCCCAGCACTTTGCTTTTGACCGGCCCGTTCGGGGGAAACACCTCTTTCATGAACCGCGCGGAGAAGTCTACGCAGGACTCGACGAGCATGGGGTGAACGACCTTGTTCGCGCCCTGAAACTGCGCGCCACCGGGCGCGTCATCGCCAAGGCCAGTGCGGCGCAGGCCTTCCTCATACTGCTTGTCGCGCTTCTCGCGGGCTTCCTTGTCCTTGTCGATCTTGTCCATGAGATCGCTGACGGCTTCGCGCAACATCGAAGGGTCAACCTCGTCAACGATGTTGGCGAAGTGCTCAAGGTGGACCTTCTCATCGACTATGTTGTCGAGACGAATGATCGCCCCACCGTCTTCGGTGTCCTCGACATCATTGTTTTCGTCTTCGAGCTGAACGGTCTCGCCCTGCTGGAGGTCGTCGTCTTCCTGCATGGTCTCAGGCATTAGATAGCTCCACGGATCTGAGCGGCAATCGCGTCGATCTCATCAGGGTCGTAAACGTCCACCAAACCGCCTTGCGCATATTTATGACGATCATCTTTGGATTTGTGCTTCTTCTTTTGCGCAGCTTCGTATCGGCGCAAGGCTCGAATGACCATACGCTCGTCTTCGTCGATTTCATCAGGCAGATTGCCAAAAAAATTCAGGTCTATGTAGTTTTTAGCGGTAAGTGGAACCCCGTCTCGGATCAACCGGCGCAGGACCGCGTTGTGCCCAAGCTGGCTCATTAAATCCTCCGGCAAGTTCAAAGATGGCGTTTCGCGCCTGTTCTGCTGTGAGGTTCCCGGCATCTTTCTCTCTCCAGATGTTATCAACGGCTTCTACATTCTTTGGAGTTTTCCATTCTCTAGGGAATAACTCTCTAACTGGCTCCCATGTGGCGGATTGCATTTGCCTAGGGAGAAGACCTTGGTCTGCTGCCGCCATTCGAGTAGCCTCGGCGTTGGCACCATATGTTCCCTGAACGCCTGTAACTGCTGAACTCTTTTCGGCAACATAGTTTGGCGGCTGTTTCTTTTTTGCAAGGCCAGAAGCCAAGTTATGCGCGACCGCTGGCGTGTTGCCAGATAGCGGGCGAAGTTGAGACGCCGCGACTGCATGTGTGTCGGCAGTAACGTCGCCAAAACGCAGATCATCAGGAAGTTCAATGTTATTGTAGAAGCTCCTGACTTTGTGTTTTGTTCCCAACATTGGGGATATGACATTCATATCACCACCGCTTGTATATGCACGAACGGCTTTTTCAATTTCGTTTAGAGATCCCCAACCAACTTTAGCCACCGAGCCATCGTCGTTTGTGATGAAATGGCCAAGCTTTCCTTCCGGGGTTATAGACCTGTAGTTTCTTGCATTGTGAACCTCGTCATAAAGCCTGATCCACAAAGCTTGATCCAGCGGATCTGTCAGGTCCGAAAACCTTTTCCCTGCGATTGAATCAAACACCGCCTGATTGACCGGGCTTGTCAGCGCCGTGCTATTGCGCTGAAAACTTTCCATCTCAGGCGTCATGCGGGTGCTGGCAGTGGGGCCGAAAATCACATCGCCAACTCGCTCAGCAAGAGATGCGTTTTTGAACCAATCCATTTGAGGAGAGAGAGCCGCGATAGCCGCAGACGAAGACTGCCTCGGTATCCCGTACCTTTCAGAGAGAGCTTCCGAAAAATTATTCGCGCCATTGTACCAAGCGGGAGATCTCTCACGCATGACTGCTGGCGCGTTCTCATACAAGAAATTCAGGTTGTCTCTGGCCTGTTCCATGTAACCGGCGAGCTGTTCTTCGGGAGAACGATCCTTAAGATGCGCAAAGCCGGGGTATTCAGACAGCAACCCCATATTATGTTCGAACGTGGGGGTTGCTCGCATTTCAGCAGGGCCGATTGTAAGTTGTTCCAACAACGGATTTTCAGTTGCGCTCTTTCCTGTGGGGAACCGCGTCGAAGCCCTAAGCTCTTGAGTACCCTTTGCAACCTTCCCAGCCACACGCGCTCCCATCCCGATGCCGGGAATCGCACCAGCCGTGGCCAAGCCGTAGAGCTGCCGCAACGTGTCGGCCTTGCCCATGTCGCCCTCGGCCTCGGCCTTTTGCAGATCGCCATAAAGGTGCTTGGCGTCATAGGCCGAGATAGCCTCGCCAATGCCCGGCAGGAACCCGCCCACCGTCTTGGCGAACTCGGTCGGGCTGCTCATGGCCTGCTTCGCGAAGCCGCTGGCTCCACGCTGAATGTCCTCAGCCATGCGCTGCGACGGGTCGGGCCTTTCTGATGTCTCGGCAAGGTATCTAGCGATGGACGATGGAACGTCGCTGATGCCCTCAACAGCCTGCCTGATGGGCTCGCCGACAGCCATGCCAGCGCCAGCCATTTGATCAGCAAGGCGCTCGTACAGGCCAGCCTCGCGGTCTCCCTGATCAAGGCCTTCCATGCCAGTGAAGGAGCCCATCGGATCGTAAGAGGGAAGGACGGGGCCACCCTCGGCATACTTCTGATGCAGTGAATATAGATCCTGCGGCTCGTGCGAATCCTGCACCGATCCGCCACGGGCATACCGACCGTGTTGCCGACGCTCTTGAAGTTTGTTCATCCACATATCGAAGATCTCCTGAGGCATTTCGTTATCGGCAGCCATCTTCTTGAAATCATCGAGCGTGTAGAGGCCGGGCTCAATCTCTTGCGCGAACCCCGGCAGACGCTGGCCCGGCGTGACCTTGTAAAGACCAGTGTTGTGGAGATCGTGAATGTCTCTCCACTTTCCAGCCTTGATAAAGTCCTGAACGAACGGAAGGTATTCCTCCTTGGGGGCCATGTTGCCCTTGCCCTTAACTTGAATGACGTTTTCTTTGTTCATTTCTTTATAGACATCAGGGCGATTCTCGCGCAGCCATTCGTAATAATCAATATGCCCACTTTCTTTAACCATTTTCTCCCAAAGGCCCGGCTCAATTTTATTGATGGCGTTCCCCAAACCTTCGTACATCGGGTCTTTGCCAGTTTCGATAGTCACATGCGGGCGACCCTTGGAGTCGCGCAGCGAGAAGATGCGTGAACGTCCAGATTCGACATCGCCGCAATAGCCACCAACGCAGTGGCCCATCATGTCGCCTTCGTACTTTAGAGCCGCTGCAAGAGCAGGATTATCATATGTTCCCGTCACACCTTGAAGAGCTTCGTATGGCGTGTCTCCCGCTTCCACATAATGGTTGAACAGCTCCCTTTCCTTGGCAGAAAGCGAACTCAAAACCTCTTCGCTCACAGCGGTCGGCGGCTTCAGCTCAACCCACTTGTATCCAGCCTCGGGGTATTCCTTGACCAGATGCGTTGCGTCATTGGTTGCGTTCTTGGCAAGCGCATTGGCGGCTGCTTCCTCACGCCACTTGTTGATCTTCGCCACCAGCTCGACCGCCTGCGGCACCGACACCTTCTCAAGCTTCTCGGGCGTCAGGCGCAAATGTGTGGGCAGATCGCTGTCATGGCGAACTGCGTTCTTCAGCTCGTCCACGAGGTGGTCGAAGCCAAGGTCGTTGGTTATCTGCCTGCTACTGTTTGCTTCATACACTGTCGTTTCAGGCGAAACTTTTTCAAGCCAAGGATTTTTTTTGTACACATTGTTTGCGCCAGCCCACGGAATGCCTTGATCGTAATCAAAGTAGTTTTTGGCGGGGCCGCCTACGATGCTGCGATCAGACACATCTTCCCAAGCCCTAGCGGTGTTAGACTGAGCAAGCCGGGTTTGACCGGGCCTATCCTTATATGTCGGAAACATAAGCTCTGGTTTAATATGAAGAATATCACGTTCAGCCAACGGGCGTATTGGGTCTTCAGGTGTTCCCATTTCATTTTTGATGTACTTGTTGAGCTTCTTGTCCACCCAGTTGTCGATGGCGATGTGCTGATTGTTTTCTTGAATGTTTAGGTTGGCCTGACGAGCCTCGCGTGGATATTTAATGGGGTCCGATGCCTCAAGCGCATAATGCTCATTCTCAGCCAGCATCTGTTCTATGTTTGCGCCAGACTTCAACCCTCGTGTCTCACCCTCAACGCTATTGGCCAGCCAATTCCCACCCTTCGGCTTCACCGCCATGCCAAGCATGGTCTCGCCAGCGCCAACCGTAGGGCCGACCGCGTGGCTCAGGCCAAAGCTGCCGAGCATCGGGGTCATCGCTGCATTGAGTGCGCGCCCAACGCCTTCGTCGGTCTGGAAATAATCGGGCGGAAGCTCACCTTCATACGCCTGATTTGCAAGCTTGAACGCATCAGCGAGGCCTGACCCGAAATGATACCCCACATCCGTAGCGACCGCCTGACCAATCGGCAAGCCGGCAGGTGGCAGTGCCGTGTCCTGCCCGCCAAACTGAAGCCACTGGTTAGGGTCGTCAGAGTTGCGTAAGCCGCCTTCAGCGTAGCCCGGCAGGCACCCGCAATCGACCGAGCCGCCCTCGGCGAACCGCCGCTGCATGCCGCCGCTGATCTGAGCGGCTTTGCGCTGCGGATCATACATAGCCTGAACGCCCCAGCCTTCGCCGCCCGTGCCAACGCCATAGGTGCGCTGGCCCTGCGCGTTCTGCAAGAGGATGGCCTGCAACCGCATGGCTGCATCGCGAGGGTCGATGTTCAGGCTGAACATGTGCTGGCCGCTGGCCGCAGCCCTGCGATCAGGATACTGCGAATACTGATACCTGACCGGCCCTGCATTGGCGCTCATGCCGACATTGACGGGGCGGCCAGACTCGTCGGCGCTCATTCGCACACCGCCCGACACCGGCCCCATGCCGACATTGACGCCGCCCGACGCCATGTCGTCTTTTTCATTTGCCCACGCCCTCGGGGTCAACGCCTGCTCGCCCGACACCTCGGGCCGAGCGGTCATCGGCCCCTTGAACTCGCTGAGGCTCTTGGGCTGCTCAGAAGCGAACGCCGCCTCAAGCTGCGCCATGAGTTCGCGATAGTCGGAAGCGTCGTCAGCCATGAGCCCTCACACTGCGTATGGGTTGACGCGCTCAACCTTCGGGCGAACGTCATCAACGTCTTTCGCGCGTGGCAGCTCAAACCATCCAGAGTCCTTCAGGAAGATGACCGCCTGCGTGAACGTGTCCACATAGTCGTCATGCTCAGCCACTGGGAACTTGGACAGTTGGCGCAGGAACGCGCCACTCCAGCTTACCGGATGCCCCTTATTCTTAACCGACTCCGGTATCCAGAGCAAGCCAAGCTCCAGCGTTGGCGCAGCCTGATGGGCGCGGGACACCTTGTCGGCCTTGCCGGGGTTGTAGCCGATGACCGGAACGCGAGCGAGGCGCAGATCTTGGATCAGGCTCTGGCCGCTGGCCTTGGCCTCGACGAGGATGCGGTCGGGACGCTTGGCCCGGCTGTAGGGCGAGTCCTTCGTCATGCCCCCGTACTCGGTCTGCCAGTCCTTGATCGCGCGGGTGCGCAGCTCGGGATAGGACAGGTGCTCGTCCCACGCATCGATCAGCATGGCGTTCCGCTCGCCCTCATGGGTGAAGACCGCCCAGACGGTGCAGGCGGTCGGGTCGCCGGTCGTCTTCTCGGTGAAGGCGCAGTCATAGGACTGAAGGATGAACTCGAAGGGCGGCAGGCCCTTGTCGCTCGGCCAGAGCTGGAAGTTCGTGGTGTCGAGGATGCCGCCCTCGGCGGGGCTCGGCTCCTGCTGGAGCTGGCCTGCGGTGCCGTAGGCCCCAAGGCTCTGCTTAAGGGTAGTGATCTCCTTCTCGCCGAAGCGGTCGGGGCAGATCAGCTCGCCCTTAGAGCGGCGGGGATCGTAGACGCCGAGCATGCTGCGGCGCACCCTCCCATCCCACTCGGCGGGGATGCAGACATGCTCCCATCCCTTCTGTTCAAGGATGATGCCGGAGACATCCCGCTCGTGCAGGCGCTGCATGACCGTGACCATTGCGTCCCTTTTCGGATCGTTCAGGCGGCTTGACCAGACTTGGTTGAACCAATCAACTGTCGATTCTCTGACAGCGTCGGACTGCGCGTCCTTCGCCGAGTGCGGATCGTCGAGGATCAGGCGGGAGCCGCCTTCGCCTGTTGCAGTGCCACCAACCGATGTTGCAATGCGATAGCCGTTCTTGGTGGTCTCGAACCGCTGCTTGGCGTTCTGATCGCCAGCAAGCTGGAACAAGTGGCCCCATCTCTCCTGATACCAAGGGCTTTGGATCAGACGCCGAGCAGCGAGGTTATCGCGGATCGAGAGGCTGCTGGAATATGAAGCGCACAAGTATCTCTGATGCGGCGCAGTGATCATCTCCCAGCACGGCCACGCCACGCTGATGATGGTCGATTTGGAATGGCGCGGCGGAATGTTGACCAGCAGGCGCAGGATCTCGCCCGCCGTCACGGCCTCCAGATGCTCGCAGATCGCCTCGATGTGCCAGCCGGGGACGAACGGGACGCCGGGCTCCAGCACATGCCACGCCTGCCGCACGAACTCATAGAGCGAGGCGCTCGCAGCCCGGCGCGAGACCTCCTTGTCCACCATCGCCTTCATAATGTCGCGGGATAGCGGCGCGTTCATTTGGGGTCCGCCGCCTTGCCGAGTAGGGTCTGCATCGTCGCCAGCTCAGCATCGCTGAGCCCGCGAAGATCGACCGCAGCGAGCTGCACGGGACCGCCTCCGACGCCTGTTACCTCGGTCTGCGTCTTGTCGCCGTAGGTGCGCGGGGCCATCTTCATCGCCCGCCATTGCGCCGTCGAGATCTTCACCTTCTGGCTCTGGACGTTCTCTTCGGTCGTCGCGTCAGCCATTTTCTCGATCTGATCGACGAGAAAGTCGGCGAGCCCTTCCCTCGCGCGCGCGCACCGCGTTGCGAAGTCGGGGCGAGCGTCCATCCACCTATAGATCGTCGCACGATCAGGAATGTGAGAGTCAGCGCAGATCTTCAGCATGCTTTCACCGTGAATCATCCGCTCGACGATCTCATCAGCGATTGCTTCATTGAATCCCTGCGTGACTCGCTTTTTGATTGGCTTATCAGACACTTGCTTTAGATCCCTCATCCGTTCCGTAAAACAAGTCGTATTGATTAGCTTTAGCAGACGCATGCGCGCGGATGATGTCCGCGATCATGGGCCTCCATGTGTCGGGATAGACGGCGAAGCAGTGAACTCCCTCGCCGCATGTTTTTGTCCGCAGCTTCTTTTCGGGTAGTTTCCCGACGATTTCCAGATATTTGTTGCGCACGATGCCCCCGACCGCCCAAGTATCGTGTTTAACGGGCTCGAAGCCCAGCTCGCGGAAGACATCGATGATAGTGATTTCGGGGGCCTCTGGGCGCATCAATCGAAATCCTTGGCGTGTTTCCCGAGCGGCGTGGTGTCAAAACCCTCGACGGCTGCGAGGTAGGTTTCGAGGAGCGCCTGTTCTTCGTCTCGCTGGTGCTTGGGCTTTTTGCGTAAACTGATGATTTTCTTCAGGATTTTCACATCAAATCCGTTGCCCTTGGCTTCTTTGTAGATTTCGGAGATGTCGATGCCGATTGCTGACTTTTCATCCTCCATACGCTCGATGCGCTGGATGATGGATTGGATTTGATTATTCTCGATCATGTGGACTCCCTCAATCAATCGGGCATTTTGCCCTTTAGATTTGTCTCGCAGATATTGATTTGAGTCAAATGCCCCGGAAGACCGGGAGAAAAATACACCGCGAAAAATTTTCAAAAAGTTCTTGGGATGCTGTAGACAGGCGAAGTTTTTTCGTTTACAAGTATTTTCATGGTCGCTGATGACCTGACCTTATGGAGATTGACATGCTTAAGTTTGGCAATGAAACCGGATCTCTCGTGAACCATGTCATGTCCCGCATGAATGGCCCGGCCCCTATCATTGGCGAGGCCGCCACTGTCTTGCACTGGTCTGATCGTGACCCCGCCACCGTCATTGGCTGGGATGCCGCTAAACAGATCGTCACGCTGCGCGAGGACGACGCGGCCTGCACTGACTTCGACCAGCAGACCTACACCTTCAGCCGCTGCGACCGTGGCGCGACATGGCACTTCAAGCGCGAGAAGAATGGTTCGTGGGTTCAAGTGTTCCTGAACCGCACCACAGGGCGCTGGATCAAGTCTAAGGGCGCTGGCCTGATCATTGGTCGCCGCGAGAAGTATCGCGACCCCAGCTTCTGACCCCAACGGGGGCTTCGGCCCCCTATTACCAAAATGTCCCCCTGATCGATGGAGATGGATATGTACAAGCAAGTTCACACCAAGCAGACCGGCATCCTCGGCATCATGCGTAGCATGCCCTTCGTCACAGGCTTCAAGGAAGCCCGCACAGGCAAGCCGATCCGGTACGACGCCTATGACCGCGACTGCAATGATCAGTGGAACTACGAGCGCGGTCGCTTGTTCGGCCTGATCTTCGACGGCCCCCTGAAGGTCGGCAAGGCGATCAACCGGGGCGCAGCGCTCCAGTTCGGCATTGCGATTGGCCAGAGGATTATTTTGTAAAAAGTTATCCACAGGGTGGAGTGCGAATTATTTTCGCACCCCACTAGACAGGCGAATAAAGTTCGTCTAGGGTACATACATGGTCGCTGATGACCTAGCCTGATGGAGATTGACATGCTTATCGTGATCACTGACTTCGACGCCATCATCAACACTGACATCAACATGACCCGCCCCGAGCTGGTCGAGATGTTCATCGACGGCTGCTTCAACCGCGAGCCTGTCGCCCGCATCATCGAGCTGAGCGGCGGCCTGCTGGGCCGTGACATCACCGCCGACATCGCCAAGGAGATCTGGCAGGATCTCGACGCCAACAACTACGCTCCCCACCACGAGCTTGAGCAGTGGCTGACAGGCTTCGGCCATGACTGCGACCATCTGCATGACCGCTCGGTCGGCATCGTGATGTCTCACCGCTTCGACTAAAATAATTCACTGGGATGCGAATTATTTTCGCATCCCACTTGCAAACGAAAAAAGTTCGTGTAGGATGAATCTACGGTCGAGATAGAGACCGCAACCTGATGGAGATTGATATGTTCGTAGAAATCCACGACTACGTCGCCAACACCACCGCCGCTGTTGAGGTTTACCTCGCCGCCAAGGCTCAGTTCGATCAGGCGGAAGATGTTCTCAAAACCGCCAAGAAGGATGTCTGCGACATCGTCGGCGGCTACGGCTTCATCGAGGGCAAGACCGCCGACCTCGACATCGGCTTGCAGTCCCGCAAGACCATCAACGAAAAGGCCCTGCTGGCCTTGGGGCTTACGCAAGAACAGATCGATTCCTGCAAGGTCGAAGGCACCGCCTTTCCGGTCGTCCGCATCAAGGCCAAGAAGGTTCGCAAGGCGGCCTAATCATCAACGGGGGCTACGGCCCCCACCTCACTCAAAGGAACACCACCATGACCGTCAAGAAAATCAACGCCATCTTTGCCAAGCTTGAAGACATCCGGTCAGACCTCAAGGCCATCCACGCCGTCTATCAGGACACCTTCGACAAGAAGTCTGCGCGGTGGCAGGAAAGCGAAAAGGGCGAGGTTCTGTCCAGCCGCATCAGCTACCTCGAAAGCGCGCTGAGCGACATCGACAGCCTCATGGCCAACCTCGACGAAGCCTCATACAACGAAGATTAATATCCCAAGGGGAGGGGCAATCCTCTCCCCTGTCCCTTCCAATGGAGATCGAGATGACCAACCCCGTCCACACCTCCCGCAAGCAGGCCGATGGCTGCTACGAAGTCTATTACTTCGACCGCCTGATCGGCTGGGTGCGCCAAGGCTCTGCCGAGGCCACTGGCAAGCCTATCTGGCGAGCCCTCACAACCAACGGCGATCTTCGCCACACCCGCTCACTGGCCTCCGCAAGGGCCGCACTGCTGGAGATGAGCCATTGACCCCCGAGAAACTCAAAGACGTTATGGACAAGCTGGAGTTCAACACCAATGACCTAGCCGTCCTCATGGGCGTGACGCGCCGTGCTGTGCAGCTCTGGCTGACGGGGCGCAGCCCAGTCCCTCAATCCTGCACCATCATCCTGCTGGCGCTTCTGGACGACAAGTTCAGCCTAGACTGGCTTGTAGACCAGATCGCGCCACGCTCCAGCATGAATTGACGCCAAGCCACCTAAGAGCCCCTAGAACGGCAAAGTGTCGTTCAGGGGCTCCTTGCTGTCAGCCAGCCCGTCAAGCGGGTCTGTGACCCTCGTAGGGGCCTTGTAGACCATCGCTCCGGGGAATACCTCCTTCGCCTTCGCCAGCTCCGGGAAACCGTCGAGCAGATGCGCGATCTCATCGAGCGTGTAGACCTTCACGAACCTTCCGCTGGCCGTCACAGCCTTTGCCTCATTCTCGCCCCTCACAAGGGCGTAGACCTCGCCCTGCCTGCCGACGCACTCCCACACCTCCGGCGACAGACTTGTGGCCCCACGGGCCTCCGCAGCTCGATCTAGAGCCCTCCAGCCAGCGATCATCCTTTTCGCCTCGCGCCTGACCGCCTCAAGGTCGCCGTGCCAGATGGCTTGGCTCGTCAGGTAACGCTGCCTGTCGAACTTCTCCCGCAACTCCTTCGCCACGAGAGTGCGCAGCCGGTCGCACCCCCATTTCCGCTCCATCTCAATCGCCACAATGTCGAGATCGTCGATCTCCTCCCTGCCAGCGATGTAGGTGCCGGGGTCTAGCTGCCATGCCGGGAATTGCGATTCCCTCGCCTTCGCCCCCGCCGCAACCTTCTCTGCCGTGTCCTTAAGCTTCGCCATTCTCAATCCTCCTCGTCTCCAGATCGGACAAATCGTTCATCAATCCAACAACCCATTCTGCGACTTCCGGGTGATGCTCACCGAGCAGCTTCGCATCCTTGTTCCTCGCCAGCCGACCATCCCGATACCCAATCTGCCAAAGATTCTTAGGCCCCTTAGCAAACCTGAAAAGCTTCAAGCTCTGCCATCCGTGCTTCGACCATCCCTCGATCCGGTAGAGGAACCACTCATCCCGATCCCCAAGCTTCGTCTCATCCTCACGGATCACCAGCTTGCGACCGCCAACAACCCTCGTCTGCTTAACCTTCACATTTCCTTCGCTCATCTCAATCTCCTGTCGTGTGACGGGGCTAAGCCCCTTGTAAGCGGACGCGCGACCGTCAGGGGAGCGCTTCCGCGCCCTTACCCCTACCTTACTAATGTTAGTAGGGGGGCCTCGACTTCCGCAAGACTTCCGCAAAAAGTTTGTTTGTTTTCAATGGCTTACAGAGAGGCTTCCGCACCTTCCGCAAGCCTTCCGCAACGACTTCCGCAAGACTTCCGCAATTTTATTGTGGTTTTTCAATGGGTTGCAAATCGACTTCCGCAAATTGCGGAAGCCTTCCGCAAGCCTTCCGCAAGCCTTCCGCAACGACTTCCGCAAGCCTTCCGCAAGCCCTAACCCGCTCTAGGGGCGGGGATTGGCTGCTGTGCGATATGGCTCGCAAGTAAGTCTCCCATCTGCCCCATGTCGAGCTTGCCTCGGGTGTCATTGATGACATCCTCGAACGTCTCGACGGGCGCTGAGAACGCATTCAAGTCGGGGTGATGGATGCCGGGGACCGTGATGTTGATCTGGTATCCCATCCATTCAAACTTCCTCAGACCCCTGAAGTGCATCTTGACGTTGATCTCCCGACCATCCGGCAGGACGCGTTTGTGGGGCCGGGTGACATGGAAGATCCGAGCCGTCTTCCCATTGGCGTTGGTGACGCGCTCCCTATCCTTGAAGAAATAGGCGGTGCGATCCATTGCTACGTTGAAGACGCCCATGAGGTCACCGCGCTTGGCGTTGATCCTGACGCCGTGACTGGCGTACCAACAACCATTCGCGAGCATCGCGAAGATGTTGCTGCTAAGCTGATGAACATTCTGGTTCGTGTATTTGTGGTCATAAAACAGATTGATCAGCCCCTCGGGAAGCGACCACCGC